GATCTCCGATGCGACGTGCTGTCGTGGAAGAAGGAGTCCACCTGCTCAATGTGCGGACGAGAGGACGAACTGGTATGAAGAGGATCAGATGCCAAGCCTGCGACGAGAAGACCGGTTCGACCACACCATGGCACGTTCGCTTCAGCGTGGCGGTCACGGATCCCGACACGGGAATGGTTCAGGGTTTGCATTGGGCCGAACTGCTGGAGTGCTGCGACTTTTGCGTGGAGGAACATCCGAACGGGGCTGAGCCATACCGAGGACGCTTCTGGCGACCCCATCTGATGAAGGTGTACAACATGAATCGGCAGGCTTGCGGCTTTTCAGAAGTGGTGCCTGCGTGATCTTCCAATTGTCACACCCATCTGTTAGGGTTTCGTCATGACGTTTAACGACTTCACTTCACAGGTCAACATCGACTGGCTGGAACTACGCATGACCACCACGCTCCGTTACGGGCAGGTGTTCTTCATCGCTCTGGCGAAGGCTCACCCGCGCTTGGCAGAGGACATCAGGTCAACGCATCGTGATCCGTTTCACCAAACGACTGTGGACGATCACATCTGGGAGTATTGTTCTAAGAAGTGGGACACGACAGCACGCTCTATCTAGACGACGACCAACTGGCGATTGACTTCCCATACGTCGCAGCGCAGGTCGCTCAGGTAAAGCAGATCCCCGGCGCAAAGTGGGATCGGACGAACAAACTTTGGCGTTTCCCCATGAAATCTGTGGCCGCCGCCCGGGACTTCGCAGCTGAGCACGGGTACGGAATCAGCGATGAGGTACTTCGCTTCACCCCGCCCGCCCACAAGAGCGAGGGTGCGTATGTGACTTTGGGGTCCGACGGATTCATCCACATCATGTTCCCGTATGACCGTGTGAAGATCGGAAGCGTCAAGCAGATCCCCGGAGTTACTTGGAACTCGAAGACACACGCGTGGAAGGCCCCGCTCACGAGCGTCGAGGACGCACTTCGTTGGGCCGAAATCTTCGGGGTGAGCGTTGACACCTTGGTAAAGGTTGAGGGGGCTGTTGTCAAGTCCGAACTGGAGGCTTTGCGTGATGCAAGCCGAGCCACAGATGCGGAGCTGCATATAGCGGGGCTCCAGGCGGAGCTGTTCCCTTATCAGAAGGCGGGGATCAACTATGCGGTCGCAGCGGAACGATGTTTCGTGGCAGATGAGATGGGCCTAGGCAAGACGCTGCAAGGGATAGCGGCGCTAGAAATTTTGCAGGCTTACCCGGCAGTGGTTGTGTGTCCCCCAAATTTGACTTTGAACTGGGAGAGCGAGTATTCCCGCTTTCTGCCTCATCGGAGCACCGCAGTGGTGGAGAACCGCAAAGAGTTCCCTAACGACTATGAGGTAGTCATTGTAGGTTATAGCAACACTAACACATGGGTGCGACAGTTGTCAAATCATGCTGGCTACATTTTCGATGAAAGCCATTACGCCAAAAACAAGACATCGCAAAGAACGAAGGCTTGCAAGAAGATGGCCCGCAGCTCACCCACGGCCCCGATCTTCATGCTCACCGGAACACCCATCACGAACAGGCCAATGGAGTATGCGAGCCAGTTGGACATCATCGGGCAACTCGACAAGTTCGGAGGAGAGTGGGGCTTCTACCGAAGGTACTGCAATGCGTTCAAGGACAAGTGGGGGCAGTGGCATCTAGAAGGGCACTCCAATCTGGAAGAACTCAACGACAAGTTGCGGTCGACCTGCTACATCCGACGCACCAAAGACGAGGTGATGCCAGATTTACCTCCCGTTCTTCACAACCCGCTTCTTGTTGACGGGACTGTCGCAGCTATGAAGGAGTACAGGAAGGCCGAAGCGGACATTGTTCAGTATCTCGTTGATCGAGCGAAGGTCATCGCAGCCGAGTTGGGTGAATCCGTGGGATCTGCAGCCGTGCGAGCGCGCTTTCGTGCTGAATCGAACCAGCACCTGGTCCAACTGTCTGTTCTCAGGCGACTGGCAGCGAAGGCTAAAATGAAGCATGCCGAAGAATGGATTGAGAGCCATGTGGAAGAGGGCCGTAAGGTTGTCGTTGCTGCACATCATCGAGACATTGTCGATGAAGTCGCAAATCGATATGGAGGTCTCAAAATACAGGGAGGCATGTCAGTCAAGGAAGTAGAGGCTGTTAAAGCCCGTTTCCAAGAAGCTTCAGCTGCGGAGGCCCCGGTGCTCGTGCTGAGTATTCAGGCAGCAAAGACAGGCCACACCTTGACAGCAGCGCAGGAGATCCTGTTTCTTGAGCAACCCTGGACTCCTGCAGATGTCAGCCAAACCTATTCGAGATTACATCGCATCGGACAGCAGGGTTCGGTGACGGCGACGTACATGCTTGCGGCGGGCACGGTGGACGAGGACATTTATGACCTGATTGAGGAGAAGCGATCCGTGGTCGATCAGGCAACTGAGGGAACTTCGGGAGCTGAAGACGGGACTGCGCCGGGTTTGGCGTTGCGGATTATCGGGGGGTTGTTGTCCGACGAGATGTAGGTTGTGGTTGTTGCGTCATACCGGTAGGATTCTGTTATGGACATAACCGAAACCCCATTGGTGTCGTGCCGCAAGTGCGGTGACGACCTGACTTACTACCCTGAGATGGAACCGATCACGGATTCCGATGGCCGCAACCGGGTCATGTGCGTACCTTGCGTCTGGCATCTACTCTGATGACTGCGACTCTTGATATTGACGGAGAAGTTTTCGATGTCACCGTGACGCTCACCGACGGGCAGGTCGATGACTGCGATGACCTGATCCGAGAGTTGGGGTTCGACGGTGCAATCGCCGAACTCAAGATCGGCATGGAGCAGGCAGCACTCACGCTGACGGCGCTGTGGCGCATGAACACCGACGAGTGGCGTGAAGCCCAGAAGAACGGGTGGCAGACGACCATCATGGATCGTGCGATTGAGGTCGCCCATGAGGAGATCGGTGTCTACATCGCACAGACAGCCCATGTCCAAGAGCGGGCAGGCAAGGGTCCGCATGTCCTTCACCGTGCTGTCATAGAGCGTGCTGTCATAGAGCAGGGCCCACACCTTGGGGGCAAGTGGTGAACCACTTGACTCACATGACTTTGATCTGCGATGACGGACGCTTTGGTCAAGGAGACACATACGATGAAGCCGACGCCTACGACGACAGGCGGTTCGCCCAGGAGATGGCAAGCCCCGGGTCGTCGAGAGCCTCTTATCTGGCATTGTCAACCTTTGCCAAAGCTCATGGCCTGCGGATAAAGCGACGACAGCGTTCATACTCCTGTCGACGACCATGCTGCGGACGACCGTCAATGGTGTCGGTCTACACCGACATGGAAGGGGTTAGGAAGGTGAACAAGCCTGTCAGGGCGTGTGCCCATTGCGGAGTGGCGTGGTCGGTGACAGAGGGGAAAGTCATCACGCACGATCTTGCCGTGTCCCAAGAAGATGCGGCGTGGGATGCGCTTCTCCCTCCCGTCTTGACACCCTTCTAATGAGGCGAGTCAAGAACTACCAGACAGGTGAGAAGATCTGGACGAAGCCCATGAGACTTCCCCGGACTGTCCGTGGACAGTTGGACTTCCTTCAGGATCTCCAAACGAGGATGATGCTGGACTTCACCGACAAGGACCACGCCATCTACAACTCCGAGTACGGATGGGGTCGTGATGCGAAGGGGATCGACAAGTATCAAGTTGCATCGTGGCTTCAGTCGTGCATGGAGAAGCAGGCCCGCAACAAGAAGACCGGGACTCGTGCGAGCTGGCGGAACCTGTGGCTGATGGATTCACCCGTGTACATGTGGTTCATGGGTCGGAAAGCATGGTGGGGCATCTGTCTGGATTGCGGTGCTGGGACTGAGGGGAAGTTCTTGCGTCGGAGAGAGATGTATTCGATGATGACTGCCCGTAAGCCGGGGAAGTGGTTGACGGCTCCGGGGACCTGTTTGGAGTGCGCGAAAATACAAGCCGATGTTGCGTAACGACGCCCATGTTGGTAAGGTGATGACATGGAACTGATGACATGCGCCGGATGGAGCAGGTACAACAACGGGCGGCACAGCCCATGCGACCACCCGGCCAACGGCGATGACGGCTGGTGCGACATTCACCGGCAGGCGTCGAAGGAGAACCCGATGGGAGCCAAGCGTGTCTGAACCCGATCTCGTCTGGAGCACCTCGCACCAACCTGCATGCCCGGTGCCGGAGCATCTTGACGACACGCCCGAAGATTGCCTATTCGATGAGGAGGAGCAATCATGACCTCTCAGACCGCCATCGTCTACTACCGGAAAGATGCGAGTTGGCTTGCACATAGTCCGCTCGATCCGCCAGTCGAGGACAGCCCCGACTCCCTGGTTGAAGTTCATCAAGAGGTTGTGGCGTCGCATCAACCCGTAGAGGGTCAACTCGAAGAGATTTGGAAGAAGATGCAGAACATCGAATCGGGTGACCTTCCGGAGAGATTGGGCGTTCGTTCCATGATGCATGGCGACATGATTGTTCTGGGCGAGTACCACCTAATGAACCCGTCGTGGCCTACGTTTCATCGGTATGCCTATAAGGCATTTCAGTGCGAGATGACGGGTTGGCGAGAAGTCCGACCTGAGTGGCTCGTCAAGGGTGACTTTCCGAAGTTGTTTCCTGAACTAACCTTGGACCGTGAAGAAAGCTCGTAAGAAGACGCAGCGTCGCAATCGTAAGCAGGCCACGTTGGGGCCGCAGGCCAAGAAGCGGCGTGCCCTTCGCAAGAAGGAAGCCGATGCAAGACGCAAGGCTTATTTCGACAAACTGGTGAAAGGAAGATTATGAAGACGGTCAATGGACGTAAGCGCGAGGTTCTCCTCCGTTTGGTCGAAGCCGATGAGAGCTGGGTTGGGGGTCCCGAGTTGGCGACTGTTCGATGCGGTGGAAGCGAGGGTCTTCGACGTTTGCGTGAGTTGCGCATGGATTACGGCTGTGAAATCGAGAAGGAACGACTGGAGGGTCACAACTACTTCAGTTATCGGCTTCTGGCCGGGAGCGAGGGTTTGCTTTGAGTAGCATCCCGTTGCCGAAGTACCCGTGGCGTCTAGTTGGGTCACCCCTGGAGTACTCGGGTCGCCCGTCACAGAAGACAACTAAATCGCTTCCGGATCCGGTTGCTGATTGGTACACGCCGGAAGGCAAGGTTATTTACAACCCGAAGAATGGGACAAGCACTCTGATTCCTCGGGAAGATCTCCCGCTTGCTAGACGTGTGAAACTTAAGAATAAATATCGTGGTATCGCTTGACACGGGTACTTGCACCTAGTAGTGTTCAGGTTGTAAGGGAAACCAACCAACGAAGGGGAAAAGATGGCAACTACCGAAGCAAGGCCAAAAGTCCGGATGAAGGGAATGCTGACCGGAACCGAAGTCGTAGGTAACTACCTACACCTCTGGTTCGCCAGCCCGGACGGGGACTCAACCGATTCGCAAATCTTCAGGATGCGCTGCGTGGACGGGCGTCAAGCCATGTTCATCGAAGATCAGCACCGCAAGATCTGGGGTCTCTGACCCTTCCCCTCAGTCAGAGGCACCAGCAAAGGGCTCCATTCTCGGACTACGGTCTGGGGATGGGGCCCTTTTCTCTTAACATGTCCTCCAGCGTATTCGACGACGGCGCAGTCCCGCAGCTGTAGCTTGACAACTCGGAATCCGAGAGGATTCGACAAGTGGAACATTCGGTGACCTTGATCCGTGGATCCTTGACCTCATGAAAGCGGTCAATCAGGTGAACAACCCGCCAGTTGTGAGAAGCGAGGTTTTGTTCTCTTTCCAAGTCAGTTCCGGCAAACTTGGGTGCCAGTCGAACCAGCTTTCCCCAAAAATGGGACATCAGGACTCGGGGTCGTTGAGCGGTTCAGGTTGAGGAAGGTTGTCAACCTCAAAGATCTCATCCACGATGAGTTTGGCGTATCGCCGTCGTAGACGCCAGATCTTCTTGTTCATCTCGTACATGGCCTTGGTGTCACGAGCCTTATGGGTGACTTCCGGGTCATAGATGCCGAACTTCTCGAACATGGCGTTCTCCAGGTCCGGGGCTTCCAACAAGATGTCAGAGATCCACCCACCACATTCGTCAATCTTGAGCATCATCTCTGCGAGTCCTTCTGGGCCGAACTCGGCATTTACCCGTCGGACAAGGGTGTCACAGAGGTGTGAGCGGTACACCTGCTCAATGCGCATGGTGCCTGACATGAAATCACCAAGGAACTCGATTAGTTCCTGACGACTGACATCGGAGTCTGTTTGGTCCTCTTCATCGGCCACAGGGGCACCCCCTTCTAGATGAAGTGTGGATGCTCCTATTGTGCCATGCGAAACGGCTATGTGAGGGACAAGAGGTAGTCCTCAGCGTCTTGTTTCTTGGAAGCAACCCATGAGTTGTGGCTCATAGAGGCTAAGGCGCGGTCTTTTGACTCGGCCTCACGCGTGTGATCAAAATATTCAACAACCGAGTTGTAGGCGCTCCAAGCGTTGTACCCGTAGCCCCCGGCATTCCTATCAGAGGTGAAGAGGCGTCGAATCACCCGTCCGGTGTCCAGTCGGTTGGCCTTCTGCTTGTCAGTCTCAGTTGCCTTGATCGGCAAGACCGTGTTGATCAACCCATCAAACTGACGTGTTCCAGCGTGGACTGGGGTTGCAAGCATCTGGTTGGCGGTCTCTTTGAACGTGTCTGCCCAAGCGGTAGAGATGCCAAGAACTTCCTTTGCTTGCTCCAACGCATTGCTGGCGTTACGAGTGTGCTTAGCGGTAAACACGGCTTTTGCCTTGTGCTTGCCCAGGGTGACGGTGTTGTTGCACACGCTCCTGATGGCGGTGTTGGCGTAGGTCATTGCGACTTTCCCGTCATGACCGGTGTGCACCAAGAGGTACCGTTCCAACTTGTCGTTGATACCCGAGGGGTCGATGATCAGTCCGCCCATGTCGATGCAAGCAAAGAACTGGCGTCCTCCGTGTAGCACTCCGCATGTGTCAACAACTGCGTCACCAGCTGAAGCCCCGACGATGTCGAGTGCGTACTGCAGGCAGTCACGGTTCTGTTGAACGACATATCGGGTGCCGACCGTGGCTAGCCCATCGAAAGTGCCGTCTGGGTTCTGTCGCAGAGTGGCTCGACTGTCGTCGACAAGCACTGGTGTGCCGTCCGGATTGTAGAGAGGGTTACCCTCGTCATCGCAGGCGGCTACCCGTGCAAGCACCACGTCGTAGTCAGCCTCTGCAGCCTCCAACATGGCTTCTGCTGTCTGTAGCCCGGTCATGGGTTTGCCCAGGCGATGCCATGGGATTTCCCTGTCCGAATAGGCGAATTTGGCGGTGCCGTCTGTCCTGAGTTCTAGTTCGTGGCTCATGGCTTAAGCGTACACGGTATCCCTGCTGAATCAAACCGAGTCACACGCCCTTCTTCGTCGGGGTCCCGCCGAACGGCATCCGGAGTAGTTCTTTGAGGGCTTCGGGCCCGTCGTTAGGTTCGCGTAGATCCCGTATTCGTGGATCGGCCCACTCTTGGAGGGCCTGTGCGATGGCTCTGCACTGCTTGCCGTCTCCGTGGTAGGTCTCGCACTTGACGCCGGTCTGCTTGGCGACCCAGAAGTGGAAGCTCAAGGACCGGATCATCTGCGTTGCCGAGTTCTTGCCGAACTCGGCCTCTAGGGCTGCGCGGTCGAAACCGCGTTCGACGTAGTAGTCGACGTTGACGAGGTTGTTGTAGGCGTCTCCGGTGATGGCTCCATTCCTGAGTCCCTCGCGGACTATTTCTTTGGTAACCGGGCTCTTCATGATGTTACTTTCTGGTTGGCGATCTTCATTGGGGGGGCTTGGCGAGCCTTACCCATTGGGGGCATGTCGTAGGTGACTTGCCGTCCACGATCCATCCCCAACTTGACGCCTCGCTCCCGCATTGGGGCCGTGCCGGTCGGGTAGACGTAGATCCAGTATTCGTTGGCGGCATCGAGTAGTCGATCCTCAGCGGGGAACAGTTGGACTGCTTCCCGGTCGGGTCCGAATACCTCGTTCTTGATTTGTTGGATGTGTCGCCAGGGAACGTGAGTCGTCCGGTGGTA